GAATATGGTGGTTATGCAAATTGTAGCCGCGATAGCGACGCCATTTGTAATTTAGAATTGGCGAAGCAATCATGCCTAAATGAATTACATAATGAATACGTCCATGACGTTTAGCGTAGAGTCTAATCTGATCTGCCAAATATGCTGAAGCTCGTTTGTCGTCAGAAAGGCGAGCGTCAATGTCAATTGCTCTAACAACAAAGTTGGCTGACGCGTCGGGTATGTGATCGCTTTTACCTCTACGTTTGTGATGATCGTCAGCAATCCACCCATCACTTTTGCGCTGGCGATCTCTGTAAGAATCATCTACCTGATTGCGTAACTGAGCAGCCGCTTTTGATAACCATGGTTTCATTTAGACACAATTTCTCAAGATTATGCTGTGAGAGTATTAAATTCCTCTTGGGTCAAACCCAAGCGTTCAAGTAATACTGCCTTAGCCTGAGCCTTCGTTTGGGCTTCGGCTTGTTTTACTGCTTCTTTAGCAGCAAAATCAGCCTCATCAATTTCTTGTTGTGCTAATTCCTCAGCGTTTAATTCACGCTCTATTACTTCACCTGTTTCACAGTTAATTATTTTTTTCATTATGATACTCCAAATAGACGAATTGACGAATTGGAAAGATTAGAAATTGTGCCACTACCCGATTGCCTAAAAATATCAAGCGAGGTTATAGCGGTTGTAGTATTAAAACTACCTTGAACAACAAAAACAAAAAATCTATTGTTGTTTGATGTTCTCATAGCGTAAAGTGTTTCATAATATTTTACTTTTGAAGTTGAAGCGTAATTAAATATTGTCATCCTGCCGTGAGCACTTCCGTAAAAATTAGCCTCTGTGGCAGAATAACCAAAAGTAATTTCACCTACTTCAGACCCAGCAGTACCAGTAGCAACCGCACTACTTGTTTGTTCCAATTGGAATTGTGTGCGCTCATAAATTGAATTAGAGTTATTATTAAAACGCAAATTAAAAATACTGGTATCGCTTGTTTGTACACCTTGCCACACAAACTGTAAATCTTTATAGGTATCTGGTATGCTTCCAAAAGTGATAGATGAATTTGAACTTGCAACAGTTTCTTGAATTAAAGTCATTCCACCACCACCAGCAGCAGCAGCCCATTTTAATCCTGTTGCTGTTGAGGAATCAGCCGTAAGAACTGTGTTGTTTGCTCCAACTGTTAATTTGTCAAAAGTATCTGCGCCAGTACCAGCAATTAAATCACCCTTGGCGTCTATTGCTGTTGCCATTGAGTTTGTAACTGTTACTGTACCCGATGTGCCACCCCCGCTTATTCCGACTCCAGCGGTTACGCCTTCAATATCGCCAGTTGCGCCTGAGCTAACCCACGCACTTCCTGAGTAATACCATAAAGAATCATTGTCTTTTGTAAATGCAAATTGTCCCTCTTGTGGAGAAGTAATTGCTGCGTCGCGAGCTGTCGCATTAGCAAAAACTAAAACTCCCTGCATTAAATATCCGTTGACATTTGCGGCGGAAAGAACTTCACCAACTGCAAACGTTTTAAAACCTAATCCTGCTGCCATATTTTTATCCCCCTAGTAGCTAAGTATATCGTCATTTAACTGACCATAATAAATATTGTCCAAAATTAACCCATCAACCAAGGTTTCTTGGGTGCTGAAATGTCCAATCCAAGACGACGGTGTTATGTCCCAAGCGACTCCTTGAATCTGAAGGTTTTTTTCAATAGTAGAACCATCAGGCTGAACGTTTGTAATTAGAACATTTGTAAAATAATCCATGCCCAAAATGGTGTCGGTTGGGACATTTGAATCAAGTAAGTCAATGCTCATTTCGTCTATTCTAATGGTCGTGTCTGACCTTGTACTGACATAAATTGCAGCAATATTGGCTGCCTCAGCGTCAGTTTGAACGACCAAATCAGAGCTAGTGATTGAGTGAGGAAAGTAAGTCGCAACACTATCAGCATCAATAAAAACTTGCGTCACACCCCCAAGGCGAGTGATGTTTGCTTGGTTCACAATCAATTTATCATCAAAGGCAAACTTAACGTTTTTGTAAGGAATCCCAGTAGTTTGGTTAAATGCAATAGGTGTGTTTCCTGCGCTACCTATAACCTCTGACCTGTTTTTAAATATTACGTTTCCAGAAGGGCTGACATAATATGCCCCTTGCTCTGAGAACTCGCAGTTTTTAATTGCTGACAATGAAGTCCTAGAGTTTCCAGCATCAGCTTGGGTTAAAGAATCTCCTGTTGAAATTGATCTCATGCTTACAGGAAAATCTACGGTGTCCAAAATCTTGTCAATTCTAGTGCCAGTATCTTGTCCATTGGCTTGTCCCGCTATTGTGGTCACAGCTGCTAAGTTGAAAAGCCTAAACGCATCAGTAGCATTTATGTCCACATAAGCAACATTTTCGCCTTGGTCGTAAGAATAAACGTAATCTGTTGTATAACCACTAAACAAATAATAAGTTGTTCCAGCGTAGGCGGCTGAAATTCTTAATTTTCTTAAAGGAGTTAATTGACCGTAATAAGGAGAGCTAGTGTTTTGCGGGTTAAAATTTCCGTTGGGGTCATAAATTCTTACCGTAGCGTTTCCAGCTTCATAAGTATCTCTAATTAAGTTACGTCCACGCCTAATGCTAATTTGTCTTGCCTCTGGTGTGAGATCAGCTATAAGTGAAGGAGTTGTTGATTCTGCCAAAATGCCTGTATCTAACAAACCGTTAACAGGGTCGTCAAGGGTAAGCCCAATGCCGAAGGTAGCTCCCGACGAGAAATCTAAAGAAATGTCAAGCGTTGCAGGTAAAACCATTAATCGCCTCTGGTAGCTCTATTGGATAGAGTAAATGAACCTGAGGCACTTGAGTCAAGTAATCCCATACGCAATGAGTCAGTTAAATCTCTGTTAGAAATAACATTGCCTTGAACGTTGACAGTAACTTTTGTTTCACGTTCTCCAGCGCGATAACTTTGCCAGTCAGGCATTTGTGTATTTAATGTAACTTGATTCTTTTTTGCAGCGTATTCTAAAGCTTTTGCTGCTCCGCCAATATCGCCGCCTAATGGTATGCCAGCAAAAGGAACTGGAACAATTGGTGAACCACCGCCACCGCCACCGCCACCGCCACCACCACCGCCACCGCCTGTATTGACGGTGTTGACCTGAACGGTTAGAACAGGAGCTTTAAGTTTATCTAATGCGTCTTGTATTAAAGAAATATCGGTTATGGCTTTGTTAATATATTCAGGGTAATCTAATAAAGGATTTAGCGCAGGTGGTAAATTTTGAATTGCTCTTGCTAAACCTGTTGTTTGTAATTGCGAAAGAGCAAGTTTATTACTTAAACGGTCTGCCTCGTCTGCGTTTTCTAAAAGTAAAGCCATTTGTAAAGATAGTCTAAGTTTCTCGTCCTCGGTTAATTGATTTTGCAATGCAGCCATGATCTGTATTTGTTGCATATCCAGCAAGCCACTAGCTTTTTTAAGTTTTGCTTGATCTCTAATTGCCTTAGTTTGTGCGTTAGTTGCCTTTAATTGGGCAAGTGCGGCAGCCTTGGCTTCCTTGGCAGCTCTAGCAGCTGCACCCTCGGCGAATTTAGCCGCACCGCCTTGATCGCCTCCAGCCATTGAACCGCCAGCGGCAAACATGCTTTGTAGGTTTCCAGTTGCTTTAGTAGCAGATTCACTAATTGCGTCAACACCTTTAATCATTAAGCCAATAGCGGCAAACATGCCAGCAGTTAGAGCAGCTGCACCCAATGGGCTAAACAGGAAGTTCCTAGCAATTGCTGAAGCTAGTAAAGCGTTTCTAAGAACTTTAACAGTTTTAACAATTGTTCCTAATGCTGTTATGAAAGCGGCTATCTTATTAATTGTAAAGGCAGCAAGTAACACAGCTGCAAAAGATTTAACCAAAACAATGTTATCTTTTATTAACTGCCCTATTCTAATTAACGCTTGGGAAGTAGATTCACCAAAATTAATAATCTTTGTTTGTAATTGGTCTATATCTGTTGCGCCACTAATACGCATCATTGCTTCAACAAGACCTGCGCCAATACTGATTCTAGCCATGTCGGCTGCAACCTTTAACTTAGCTAGTTTGCCAGAGAAAGTATCGGCTGCTCTTGAAGCTGCGCCTTTTGTAATATTAGTTATCTCTTTTAGGATTAAAGCAAAATCACCTGAAGCAAGGGTTGTTTTGCTTAAACCTAATTCTAATCCGTTTAAGCCTTTTGTGTTTCCTAGATAAGCCTTGCTTAAAGCGTCTGCGGCTTGGACTACACTAATGTTTTGACGAGCAGCAATATCTAATGCAATGTTGGTAAGGTTTTGTGAGGCTGCAAGACTTCGGGTTGTGGTTAGTAATTGCTGGTATGCAGGAATTAACTGCTGATCTGCAACTCCATATTGTAATTTTAAACTGTTTAAAAATGCTAGTGAGTCTGAGGTTGCAAACTCAAAACCTATGTTGCGTAGCGAGTTTGAAAAGAGTGCTAGTTGCTTTTCTTGAGCAGCAAACGCACTAACCGCTGACTTAGCAAAAGCGGTAACACCGACACCAATGAGAGCTTGTTTAACGTTTCTAGCCAGTTTATCGGCAGCGTTCTCAGCTTGAGTAAATGCTTTCTTGCCTGTAAATTGCGCGGCAATATCAATTACTATACTCATTGTGACGCCTTTCTAAAATATTGTTTCTTTTTAAATTGCTCGTTAGCGTTGTAAATAGCAGTTAAAGCGGCTGCGTTAGCTTTGCCACCGTCCTCAGCCCAAGCTCTAAAGATCAACCGACCTTTCATGTAACGACCGCGCTTTGTAGAACTCTCTATGTTGCCTTGCTTTAACTCACCCATTGCCTGAATAAAATCTGAACCCGCTTGAGGGTTATTTGAACGACTAATATCTTTTTGACGTGGGTCGCCTAAACGACCAACCCAAGGCTGACCTGAAGGATTTTTTCTACCAGCTGTTTCATAAATAGCACCCGCAGCAGATTTGTTAATTATGTAATAAACAGCTTTAAATCCACGTCTATTAGTTTTGCGTGGTGTTGAACTATATTTAATATTTTTTACAACAGTTGCCGCGTTAAATAAAGGGAACTTTCTCAATCTATTATCTTGAGCATCAAAGTAGAATTCAGATCGTCGTCTGTAATTCCAATTGCTTAAAGGCGAATTGCTAGGCACATAATCTTGGGCTTTCTTAACTACGCCACCAAGGGCAACAGCCATTTGATCGTCCAGTTGCACAGCTAGGGCAGGGGCGTAATCTTTAAGAGCTTTTTGAAGCTCAATTAAACCTTTTATTTCTGCTGGCATTTTCCCTAGCCTTTGCGTCGTCTTTGAGAACCGCTAAAGTTGCCTTTAACAAATCCCTGTCCATATCAATAAAAGTTTGGTGCGGAAGTCCTGTTGTTATTGCTAACCTAGCAACGAGGTAGTGAAAGGAATCCCGCGTTATCCATTTGGGGAGTCAGCGTCAAGAATTTCTACTTTAACAAGCTGCTCCAAATACTTATCACCAAAAGGCACAACAGTTACGCCATTGCGCCTTTCAGCTTCCCAAGCCAACCAATAGACCGCGCTTTGTTTTTCTTCATCTCTAAAATATTTATGAAA